GAAGCGCGTGTAGCCAGTGCCTTCGAAAATCTCTTCATACGAGCCGTACAGCGAGTACGAAGTGATAATCAGATTGGGCTTGTCGTTGCCCTCACTAATGCTGTTCCACAACGTGCCCATGCGCACGGGGCCGTTATAGCGATCAGTGCTCTTCGTCACAAAGGACGTGTACGTCCCGGTCGTGAAATCCAGGCGACCGTTCTCCCACCACGTGTTGGTGGCAGCAGAGATTCCGCCCAGCGTAGTGCCGGACGACTGTGCGCAAATGTCCTGCAAGCCCAGCATAGACTTGCCAGACTGTGAGGACAGCGCCGCCTGGTTCATGGTGTCGAATGAACCCTGCATGGCCTGCGTCGTCTTTGCGGTCAGCAACTTCTCGGAGCCCGCAGCCTTGCGTGACTCCATNTCTTCCGTCATCGAAATGACGATAGGTGTGGCATTGTAGCGCGGTGTGTAGAAAGCCGCCGTGATGCCGTCCATGGCATCGGTGTTCAGCACGTCGTATCCGTCGAACCACTCAGAGCTACCAAGCCCATACATCAAATCCTCTTGGTACTCCTTGCCGCCGGTCTCAACTTCGAGCACGCCGGAGCGACGGAAACGACCGATAGTCGGATAGTTGTCGGAAATGTTATCCGTCAACCTCTTCCGCTTGGCACGCATCGTGAGTGTCCACGCTGCATCCCAGGTTTCGGTGGTCGATACAGCAACCATTTAAACGTCTCCATGTCGTTATTGGAGACCTGACTTATTCGAACCCCAACTTTTGCAGTCCTGCCGCCAACTGGGCGGGAGTCAGCTCTCCATCGTCTGCGTTGTCCGCGCCCACGACCCCTTGCAGGGCTGTGCGCGAAGAGGCGTCAGACCGGACTTGCCGCTCGGTGGCTGCCAATTCCTGAGATTTTGCCGCTGCTTTACCGGAAGCCAGCTCAAAGGCTTCTTTGACGGTATACGCAGAACGAGTCGCGGGATTCTCCACACTGATGAGTGCCTTAATCTGCGGGGCATACGAATCGAGTTCCGTTCCGTACGCTTCGCGGGCCTCAACTACTTGTGTGTTTAAACCCTGTGACTGACTCTGCACGTGACTTTGCGCCATAACACTTACGGCTTCCCGCAGCTGTTGAAGCTCACTTTGGGTGGCTTCGTGCTGCGATCCGCTCACGGCTTTGATAATGTCGGATACGACATCGACCGCGCCCGCGTCTTCACCCAGCCTGCGACGAAGATCCTCTAAGGGGTCCGCTGCTTGCTGAGCTGGAGTTGCCTGTGTGTTCTGCTGCTGGGCTGCCTGTCCCTGCAAGTGTTCCAGGTTACGTCGCATTTCTGCGAGTTCCTGGGTCTTGCGGGTGTAGTCGCCCTGTAAATCACGCTCTCGTCCTTTGGCCCATTCCTGGGCTTTCTGGTACTCTGGCGGTAGTGATTCAGGATCTGCAGTGCCGAAATCGACAGTGCTCGGGTTGAAGTCGGTGGTTCCTTCGTCAGACGACGTGGAGGTCGTTTCCGGTGCTTCCTGTCCGTTGGCTGGCACATCAAGGTCTGCGCCAAGATCAAACCCAGCGTCGGAGTCGGTATCGACGGTTCCAGTGGAATCCGCTTCTACTTCTGCCATTGTTTTTTTCCTACTCGTTTAAACTGCGCAGGTCATCTACCCACACAGTGTTGGAAGCCTCGGGTGCTTTGGGTTGAGGTCTCCAGTGGTTGCGCGAACCTCCTACGGGGTCCGCGCCTTCTATTACGCCCATTTCGCGCATTAGCTGCTGCTTATGGCCGTAGTCTTGCACCACACATCCCAACCCTTCCTCGTATTTGCCATACATGGATGACTTGGATGGATGGATAAAATTGCGGCGCTGGCTGATGATCTTCTCCGCTGCATGGCCGCACGCGCACGCGATTGTGGTCGTAACGGCCAGTCTCGACGCAAAGAACACATCTTCAGTTACAGCACCGCATTTGCCACAGGCGTAGTCCACCAGTGTGGGGTGAGCGCCGCCTTTCATGTTCACCTTGTAAGCCATCAGTTCTGATCCGGGTTGACGTTGACTTTTTGGCCGATGGTCTGCGCAGAGCTGCGCACGGCTGAATCCACAGCGCCAGTGGCGGCCTGCACGGCTGCCAGCGGTGAACCACCGTTGCCGCCAGGAGCTGCCGCGCCCGTTCCCTGCGCGGGCCGCAAGCCCTGCGCCTTGGATTGCAGCGCTTCCTCGTGCTGCTGCATGTGTAGTTGGACGAACTGCGCCACGATCTGCTGGAGATGTGGAGGCAACTGTGTAAACTGCGGGCCACCGATGATTTGTCCGTGCTGCTCCAAATGCACCCGGTGATTTTCGTCGGGGTGGACCTGCAGCGGCTGGCCGCCGCTTAGCTGATTCATCTGCAACATGGCGGTGTTTTCCAGCTGTGCAGCTCGCACAGCATCTGCGTGCACGCGGTCGCCCAAGAACCTCTCGACGTTGGGCACCCGGAAAGCCTGCAATAGGAGCTTTAGCGATTCCTGGCGTGGCACTTCGGGGATCTGCACCAAGTAGTTGAACAGGGCCAGCGCATCGTCACGCTCGAGCTGGTCGTACAACGGCTTCATCGACCCGGCCTCGATGTCTACGCGGAATCGGGCTTTGAGCATGTCGCCCCGCACGGCATGAAACACGGGGTCGTAATCGTCGTGCGCTGTGTTGATGATGAAGTTTTCGGGCGTGTATCGAGCGTCAGCGAAGATCCGCAGATTGTTGTAGGTAATCTTTTCAAACACACGGGCCACCTCGTCCTGCAACCACTCTCGATTGAGCTGGCCGAAAGAAGCGTTGAGGGCGGACTGCGTAGCCGTCACCCGAGACCCACCGACGCTGGTGGTGCCCACGTGGAGCGTCTGCTCCTCGTAGTTACGGAGATCGGATTCCGCCCCCAACTGATCTGGCAGAATGTTGCCTGTCAGCAGTTCGCGGAAACTGTTGTTCGGGTCGTTACTCCAGATGATGTGGCCGTCCTCGGCCTTTTGCAGCTCTTCATCGACGTTGGGGTTTATGCTTTTTTCACGCTGGTTGCCGACGATGATTCGAGCGCCCCGCTTTAGGTTGTCCATGCGGCGGGACATAGACTCGATGATGCCCAGCTGCGACACTTCGCCGTAGGCCATCATGGGCAGACCGTAGAGGCCGTCGAATGAGTGATCGAACTTCATAGGGATGTAAGGAAAGCCCTGGTCAACCAAAAATCCCCCAGTCGGCGTAAACCCGACCGTGCGTTCCTCCCCTGTGAACGGGTCGGCCTCAGTAATGGTCCGCCCCGCTAAGAACGGGTGTTCCACGTCCTCGATAGGTTGCTCAACACCCTCGGCAAACGTGTACATGCGCTTGTGGATTCGGTCATGGATTTCGTTGAGCACGACATACTTGCCCTCGATCCGCGTATCCTTGACGGCCTGCTGCTCTTCCTCGTTTAGGTTGGGCGACCGGCTAATGTCCTCCAGCATCGCTTCCTGGGCCTCTTCGTCAGACAAAGGCTGAATCTTGTTTCGCTCTTTCGACTTCTTGAACCGCGAGTCCTCCATCACGAACTCAAGCGGAGCCAGCATCCGTTCACGCACAAACCGGGCCTGCCCAAAGTCATGCGGGGGCGTCAGCGGGTCAGGGAAGATGTCGAACGGTGACCGGCGTTGCACGAACACCATGCCGTTGGCCAGTGAATCGTTGGCCACATAGGGCGGCACCAGATCCTCGTCGCCGGGTGGGTTTACACCCATCTTCACCCAGCCGATGTTGCAGTACAGCGCATCGAAGATCTGCTGCTGCACTTCTCGCTTGGCGTTTTGCAGGTGCAGCGCATCGTTGGCAATGCGCTCCATGATTTCCGTTTGGAACTCCAGCGTTTGCTCTTCGACACGCAGAAGCACACGCGGGTTGAAAAACGCCGTAGACGCAATGATCTGGCGGGTCAACGGATAGAAGCGACTGATTTTTCGCTGCTTGTCCTCTTCCACTGTCAGCTGCTTAAACTCAAGCCGGTACATATCCAGCAAGCGTTTCCACAGCTTGTGCTTTGGAGCCATGTAGCGATTTGTGGCGTCTATCTGCTTCTGCCAGAAATCAACGTCTTTTTGCTTCACAGTCAGTCCCTTATCAGTCGTTGCATGGCCAATTGCCACGCGTTGTCGACATTTGCCCGATGGGCGGGGAACGGCACGATGTTGCGCAAATGGTCCAGCTGCTCAACCGTGAACTCACTGGCCAGTTCCTGGGTGCTCATGTGATCGGTCATGCGACCAATGTTGAAGCGCTGACGGGGCGGAAGCTGTGCCCCTTGCATCGCCTCCAGGATGATGTTTCGCAGTTGGTCTATCGACTCAATGCTGGGCGGATCAAGATTTGTTCCCCGCTGCATAGCAGGGCTGGGCGTGCGTGCACGCAGGAACTCAATGAACTCGTCGGACGCCTCATGCGGCATGATGGCGCTTCCGGCCAAGACTTGATTGGTGCCGGGTCGACCTGGAACCATGAACGTGGGTGTCTGCATCGCGGCGGTGAAGTCGGACGGATTGTTGAACCTTGGCAGTCCGCTTGCCGTCCGCTCCATGCCGATCTTTTTGCTGGCAAGGACCGGCTGGCGGATACCGGTGTCGCCACTGCCAATGGATATGGGTAGGGTGCTCCTGCTGGCGTTGTTGACCATGCCCATGTCGACGAGTTCGCTGCGCACGTTTCCCCCACGCTTCGTCTTGAGTCCCTTTGCGATTCCTTCTGGTGCGCCCATGCCTTCCAACAGTTCCACCAGCGGGTCAACGTCTGCCTCGTCAACGCCCAGCGTGCCGCCCCGCAGCTCCGCACTTGGAGCCGCCTTGCTAATGATGTCCGCCATGTCGCGGCCAGGACGCACGCCCGGTCCCGGCTGCCCAAACAGTTCGCGCACAAAGCGCAACGCTTGCGGGTTCACTCGATCCAGGCGCATCAGCATCTTGGTGACGGATGCCAAATCCCCCATCGACCCCGGCATCTCGCCAATCTTCATCATGCCGGGGTTTCGGCGCAGCAGCTCTATATGGGACATTAGCTCGGGCTGGTATTCGGCTTCTCGCTTGGCACGCAACTCAGGCGCCGGCGCAGCAAGCGGCATGGCGTTTACACCCGGCGCACCCGTTGTCATCGCCGTCGTTGGAAACCGCTGATTGGCCAGCCGGTTGAGCATCGTCATTTAAGCATGCCCCCCAGTACCAGGTCGATGGCCTGCTGCAGTTCTACAAAGTCCGCTTCGTCCGCCATCTCAACGAGCTTGTTGGTGCCCTCGGGCAGACTGCCCGCTGTGCCGCCCTGTTTATACAGTCCCTGCGGCGATAGGAAGGTTTTGATGTCCCGCAGCTGCTGGTGGGACAAGCCGCTTCTTTTCAGCATCGACGCATAGGCTTGCGGGCTCTGGCCCAGATTGAGCTTGTTCAGGTAGTCGTCAATCTGGCTAATCACCGCCATGGGCTCTTTCATGTACTGCGGCACAAACGTGGAGCGGTCGCTTTTGAGGTAAGATCCCAGCGGGTCGCTTGTTTTCTGCGCAGCTGCACCTGGGCGACCAAGTTTCCATTTGGGCACCTTCGACAGGATGCCTGCGCCCACTCCCACTGGCGGCTCAAAGCCCACCTGTCCCTGCTCCAGCAGGCGTGCCACGGGACTGGTCATGGCATCGCCTGGCGCTTGCAGCCGTGGCGATGGTTGCGGCTCGGGCATCTGGTTGGTCTGCCCTGCTCCCGTGGACATCGCCGTGGTCGGAAAGCGCTGATTGGCGAGCCGTCGAAGCAGATTCTCATTGCCGTATCCCACGCCAGCAGGCATCAGCCCAACACCCCCGTTTGGCGCAACTTGCGTTGCGTTTTAATGATGTTCTCACCTCGAAACGGGTTTTTGTCGGGTGGCTTTTCGGCTTCTGAAGGCGTGTAGATGTGCAGCATCCCATAACGCAGCGCATCCATCGCATGATCCTCAGACCGTGGGCTAATGTCTTCCCGGTTCTTGTCGTCGCGGGTGATGGTCGGAGCCGTGCGCATGAGGTTGGGGGCCTGCTTGCCAAATACCCGCAAAAACCCTCGATGCAGTGCCGTGTTGATGATTCGCCAACCGTTGATCTTGGCTTCACGTCCCACAGCCGCCTTGGTCAGCGACATCCCGGCCTCCCGGAACACATCTTCAGCGGTATTGGCCGTATCCTCGCCCAAACGACGCTTAATCCACATATCGTGCGGGGCATAGATCCGGTCGGGCTGGCGACCCTGTGTAAACACACAGGCACGAATCATCTCGTCGATGCCCGATGCATTTTCATGCGCCGAGCGCTCGGCTTCGTAATACTCGCCAATCACATACACCCGGTCGTCGTAATCGACCGTCAGCAGCAGACAGCAACAAGGCGCGTATTCGCCATAGTCGATGGCAGCAAACAGCGGCCAGTCTTGCGGGATCATAAACGGCTTGGTGTGGATTTCCGGCTCCACCCACTCGAAGAACCCACCTACCAGTGCTCGCCAATCCCCTTCCAGCCAGGCTTTTACCAGCTCAGGATCGCCAACGCCACGCAAACGAGACGTGTACAACGGGTCCGCATCCAGCAGCGCTCGGTTGTCCTCGACACGGGCCGGTATAAACATCCGGTCCATGCCGGTGTCTGGATCTACAAACGTGTCGATGTTGCTCAGCGTCTGGGGTTCATCAGGAATGCCGAAATACGCCTGCACGGCGTGGTGACCAGGGCCACCGGGGTTGCCGGTGGATCTCATGCGCTTGTGACGCGCCACGCCGCGCAGACGAGACTTGGTGCGGTTGTAGCAGGCCAAATCCTCCCATTCGGGCAGCTCATCAAAGCCAATCCAGCTCCAGGAGTGACCCAGATACTTGCTGAAATCGAAGACATTTTCCATGTGCCGAAAACGCAACACAGCGCCATTGGGCCAGATCCACTGATAAGCTCCGGCTTTCCAGCTGGCCCCGGTAAGCGGGTAGATTTGGTGCGAGCGGTGCACCAGCTCGTCCAAGGCCGGATAAGAGCGCCTAAACAACACGCCCTGCCACGCCTGCCCCTGGCTCACGTCCTGCAAATAATCACCCAGCAGGTAATCGCTCTTGCCCCCACCGGCTGCGCCCCCATAGAACAACTCGTCTACAAACGCAGCACGAATGGCAGCCGATTGCGGCCCCGGTTGTGGCGACCATGCAGACTGCACCGGCACCGGCTTCTTGGGTTTGCCATTGCCCTTGGTCGGGTCTTTTGGAGCGGCCAGCTTGTCAGCGGCCGTGGTCACGCGGCAGCCTCTGAGCGGTTCTGCTCCAACCACTCTTCCATAGAGGTAGCACGGGGCGGGCTGTGGATCGGCAACGCCAGATCCTTGCCGTCTTTACCGGTCTGCTCCAAACGCTCAACGTAGCCGCGATGCTTGGCCTGGCATTTTAAGTAGAAAATGATGGCATTGGCCTGACCGTTGCGGATCAGCTCAAACAGCTGCGACTCCGCAATGTCGATATTGACCTCCCGACAACGCTCATGGTGTTCTTTCAGGTCGGGATTCTTCTTAATTCGCCGGGTAAGACTTGTTCGATCTACGCCCAGCGCCTTGGCTGCGTGCAGCAGAACCCCCGCACACTTGTCCAGCGCTTCTTTAACCTGTTCCTCAGTATGCTTCGCAGGGGGCATAAAACACGTCCAAAATGTTGGCCGGGGTGAGCAGCCGGAGGATTGTAGGAGCGGCTTGAAGCCACCCACCCCGGAACTTCCCATGTGGCCACAGGTGACTCTCCATCACCCACAACCCACATGAGTCGCGGAAACACCCGGACTACGGGCGTTTAAACGCTGCAAAGAGCTTATTCCTTTAAAAGCACAGACATTGCCCAAATCTAAATGTCTGTGCTTTTAAAGAGGGACCACACTCGGTTCCCTCCAATTAGCGATACCCGTTTACACGGTCAAGCAGTGCGCCATGCTAAAACGGTAAGTCGTCGTCCTGGTCGAGCGGCGGAGAGGCCGCCATCGCTTCAGAATTGGGCGTTGAACCCGGAGCCGTATCGAGAAATAACAG